GTGAAGAAGCCCATTTTAGATGCACCAACTCTTGCTGCTACTATCTCTGCTTCAAGATAACCATTAAGCATCTTGACGTTTGCCATAGAGGTTGCAATTAAAGAAACTCCTCTGGTCTGCTCTGCTCTTTGTGGCATATAAGCATGAATGATCTCTTCAGCAGGAACTCTGATGTGCTGGTTCTGGCTTAAGTAATTTCTATTGTATGGATGATCTTTGTATAGATGATAGGCTACTGGCTTGTCATATTGATCCACCTCAACACCCATTTTGACTTTGTTGCCAGTTTGTTTGTAAACATCATTTTTATTTTCGTCTAAATGATCTGATTCTAAAAACTGTAATTGAAAACCAAAAGGAGAATTTGGGTTTTTTATTTTTCTTATTAAAACTTCACCATCTCTTGCTAGAGATTCTATAAATATCTTTTGACAATCTAAAAATGACAACCTGCCATTGGTAGTACAGTTGCCAACATGAGACCATTCCTTCCAAGCTCGCTCAATGAGCAGGTTAGCTCCAATGTCTAAAGAACCATCATCGTTCCTAGCTTTGGAGCTAACTCTTATGCCATGCTTGCCGATAACATTAGATACCATTAGATTGAGGTATCTAGCAATGTAGCTATCGTTTCTAGCTAACTCTCTTGCCCTATCTCTTAGGATTCGTATGTTATCTTTTATTTCAGCATCGGCACTTGTAGATGTGGTTACAAAATCTGCAAATAATCTGCCAGTGTTAGCACCAGTATAACTTCTTCTATAAGCCTTTCGTTTTTTCTGTTTTGGTGTATCGCCACCAATGATTCTGTTATACCAAGCCATTATGTTATGTCGCTCTTAGGTGTTGAGCCAGTGGTACGACCAAAATTAACTTTGATAGTATTTCCTGATCCTCTTTTATTTTTAATTCTTAATTGTTTAACCTCTTTAAGATATTCAGCTTTGTATCTATCTCTAAAAGTTAATAATTCATCTATTGAAAGTCTTGATAAAGACCTTCCAGCAATAGACATAGAGCTCTGATCCATTGTGGCTCTGTTTTCTATTACTGCTTCAATTGCATCTAAAACAATCTTTGCATGACTTCTAACTGAAGCAGAAGTTGTTGCATAGTTATCCTGTATCTCAACAAAACCTTCTTCTAATTTAACTCTTGCAGAGTCAGATGATCTGGTTATGTATGAAACCCAGTTATAGTTTCCTTTTGTGTAAGAAGTTGTGCTTGATTCTTCGATAATGTAATCATCGCCAGACTCAGATGCAGTTAAAGTAAAGTTTGCAACTGTAGCACCATCAACTAAATTGAATTCATAAGATAAAGAGTAGTCAGCCACAGGATAATCTTGTGATAAATCCTCTCTTTTCCAAGCCCAGAAATCTCCTAGTTGTAACTCAACTGGAACTTGGCTTGGATAATTTGTTGAATCAAAAGCGTTGCTCAAGCAAAAACCTCATAAATGTTTTAGATATATCTACATCTAACACTATGGTGCATTGAGATAATGTCAATATTTTTGCTTAAATTAGACTACTTCCAAGAAGTAGCAAAATTACCCTTTGGTTGCCTGTTAATTTGATTTTTATTGTTGTTCACTCTGTTTGGATCAGGGTCTGTAACATTACCAGTCAACAACCTCTGCTCTATCACGTCAAAGTTTGGGTTTAGTATGTATGCAGCAGCCAGTGCATAACAAATAGTATCAAGTGCTTCATTACGCTCTCTAACCTGCTTCCAATATAAAGTCTTTCTACCTTTAACAAATTTCACAAACCTCTGCTCGGCTGTAAGCTGTTTAAAATACTCCTCATCTACTGAGCTTGGGAAATGTAGAGTTGAATAACCATATTCAGATGCAAGTCTTGAATATATGACCTCTTTTGCTGTATCACTTCCAACTGGATACAGAGTGTTGTTCTCTTTGCCAACTTTTGTGGGCTTGCCAACAACTGTTTTACCACTTTGAGACTGACCTTTGATAGCAAATATCCTTCTACCCTTTTTGTTTTTAGTAAAAGCATAGACCATTTGTGTCTGGAATCCTGAGTCAATTGTTGTACAGGCAATAGTCATATGCCTTCCAGAGTGTGTTTTAAACTTAGTTTGTAGGTATTTATCCAGATCATTCCATACATTCATCTGCCCAGTGCTGCCATAAATGATTTTATAATCTACAACCCACATCTCATAGTTATGTGAAAAGGCTACAACCTGACACTCAATCCTGTTTTTCTGAATATCAATGCCACAGGTCAAGACCAGAGCTTCGTCTGGTATAGATTCAAGGTCATAACTCTCTCTTCTGGACATTAAGCCTTCAGCTTCTACAACTTCTTCAGGTTCTGGCTGCCATGTCTCAGCTAAAGAGGTATTAATAAATGTTTTTAACATCTCTGGTTGTTTTCTAGCTTCTAAAAAGTTTGCAGCCATTGCACCCCAGCTACTAAACACAGAATATATTTCATTTAAGTGAAAGCCTGCTATTTTCTTTGTTTCTTTTGTTGCTCGCCATTCTCCATTCTTTAGCATCCAATATTTCTTTGATTCATTGATGATGCAACCATTCTCGCAAGTATAGATTGCAGTCTCTGGCTTATCCTCTTCCCAAACTACGTTTGACCACTTTAGAGTTTGCATATGATTACACTCTGGGCATGGAACATAGTAATAACGCTGATCACTTTCCTCAAAAGCAGCTTCAATTCTTGAGATGCCTTTGACTGTTGGTGTGCTGCATAGATAAATCTTACGATTAAAGAAGGTCTGGGTACGCTTTGAAGCCAAAAGAACTGGGTCTCCCTCACTGCCTACGTTGGCTTCCATCCGATCTACCTCATCGATGCACAAAATTCGCACAGCTCTACTAGCTAATGAGGCAGCAGAATTAGAGCCCACCATGTTTAATGTAGTGCCACCTTCGAACTTTTTAGATAAAACTGTGTTTGAACTATCTTTTGATTTAGGTTCGTTAATCCTATCTCTGAGAACTGGAGTATCTCTTAGCATATTCGAAAGTTTCTCTTTACTATATGCCTGAGCCATTTGTAAAGAAGGCTGCATTATAAGTATAGGTGATGGTTGCATATGTATGTAATAACCAACCACGTTATTTAGAATCTCAGTAGCTCCAACCTGTGCACTCTTTTGCCAAACAATACGTTCTATGTTTGGATCGTTGAATACATCCATAATTTCCTTTTGATAAGGAGCATAATCAGTTCTATATTTACCACTTACAGCAGATGACTCAGGTGATAGATACCTGTATTCATCAGCCCATTCTGATATCTTTAAATCAGTTGGTGGTTTCCACAGACTTTGTACTTGTTCTAGTACGCTCTGCATATTCTTTTGGTAATCCATCTCCAGATAGCTCCTCTAACGCTTCATTAATACTTTTTCCAATTAAATCTTTTGCTGAATTAAAATCTTCTACAGCTAAAACCTGATGTGCAAGATTGGTGGCTACATTTAAGAACTTTACTTTTGCATTGCCAACAAGAGCACTCCAAGTGCTTTTGACCAGCTCTGCTGGTATTAACTTAGCTTCAAGTTGATTAACCTCTAGCTCTGCTTTATCTGCTTGGAACTTCTTGAGTCTTGTGGACTCTTCAACAATATCTCCACCTTTTCCATTTTTCTTAAAGTGATTGGCGTTTTTTCTTAAGTGATTAATGTATTCAATCCTGCAAACATCTATATCAACTGGAGACCTGCCTTGTTTAATTGTAAACACGCCATTCTTTACCAGCTCTGATACTGATTGAGGTGTCATCCCCAAATGTTTCGCTAACTCAACTTGTGTAGCCATTTTGTAAAAAATAAGTTTGATTGAGATTTGCTCGATCTAAAAAATAAAAAAACTCGCAACCCTCATGCATTTTAGAGCTGTAAAAGAACCTAGACATGGGGGGTGTGGCTGGAAGCCTTGTATCTAAAGGGTTTGTAGGCATCATCTTCTGATCGCTTTTTTTATTTGTTTGTCTAATTCTTTTTCATAATTCTTTTTGATAACACCTATACCAATTTTGAAAAAGTCTAGTAGCTTCCTATGCTTAATAAAGTTCTTAGCAACAGCTATTAGCTTTAGTCCACCATCTCCCTCTCTCTTCCATAGAGCATTATTATTTAAAAACAAATCTTTTCTGTTATCAATCTTCTTGCCCCTAAGACCCATGATGTTTCCATATCTGTTAAGTCTCTCTCCACCAGCAGATGTAACAGGTGCAAATATCTTTGCCTTCTTAGGTCTCTCTATTCCACCCTGATAAACATACTTAAGATAATCTTGTGCGATGCTTTTAATAAATATCAATGCAGATAAATCTTTAGGTGTAGCTCTAAACTTTTGTGGCATATCTACAGACTTAATGGTGAATGGTGTGGGTCTGTCTAATCTCTTTTGTATCTGTGCTCTCTCTGCATTAACAACTTTTGCACCTAT